CTATAATGATACTCACTATACTGACCAGTGGAGTGATTAAAGAATACAATGAGACTAGAATACTTACCTTTTCTCATCGCTGTCATGACATCAACTTCAGCATTAAAAATTGCTTGAGAAATAGTCATTCTATCGTCAGCACCATCACCCTGGTTAGCTGGTTTTTCGATGTATGGTCCCCATGTCTCATCTCTATCAATCATAGTATCAACAGAGAAGAAATTATATCCCCTCTTTGTCTCCCAGAATAAGAATCCTGCAGTTCCGCCAATCTTTTCTTTTTCAGTCTTTGCTTGTTTGCCTTTACCAGATCCTGGTGTTTTTGTGCCATTACTGGGAACAGACTTCACTGCAATAGAAGAGATAATATCAAAAGGTCTCCTATTTGTGGGGAGCATCTTGATAGCAAACTCTGGAGACTCAGAGAATAATTCTTTTTCTGAATTCAAGTTCTCTTTTAGAATTTTTCCGACAATAGAGTCTGGTTTTCCTTCTAATTTATTAATCAATCTAACGCACTCATTATTGAGTGCTTCTACAGATATCAGACCTAATGTATATGACTGTACTTGGTTTTTAGCATATCTATTTCCAACCTTCCATACTTGGAACACATACTCTTCTTCATCTTCTCTAGAACTTGTCTGACAAACGATCTTAACAGTTTCTCCACCCTGAACAGGGAGATCTGCCAACAATCCAGCACTATCAACAACTGTTAATGTAGCAGCACGGAATGGACTAGTGATACTCTCAACATAGTTGAATGTACCAACCATTTGCTTAATCTCGTATCCCTCAGTCTCTCCAAGTTTTGCAATAACAACACTCTTGAGATGAAAGTCTGTTATGTTCTGAAATTGATCCATTATGCTAGTGCTCTAATTCTTAGGTCTTGGAACACTTCAGTTCCAGTTGATGACATGCCAGGAGCAGCAGATACACCGTTTGGATTGACGCCATTCTGCTGTTGTCCTCCACCATAGTAATTATTAATAACAGTAGGTGCTGCAGCAGGAGCAGCAGAAGCAGATGCTACCTGCGCTGATGTTGCCATAATTGGCGTACCTGTATTTGGTGATGCAGGTGATGCTGCTACTGGATTTGGTGTAGAAGCTGGTTGTGCCCCTGGCGTATTTCCACCAGCAGGTGCAGCAGCAGATGCTAATGTTTCCGATGCACCCGCACCACCAAAGTTAAAATGTCCTCCATGGGAACCAGGATAGTCATTAACAACCCACCCATACTTTTTACCATGTGCTCTCATCCATGTCTGAGATGAACCATGAATATCTAAAGCATTGCCACCTAAGTGGTTTGAGTTTGCAGCACCGCCAACTGATTTATTCTTAGCAACGCTTCTCTTACTACTAGCAATATCAGACCCTTTGACAACTCCCTTAGAATCTTTCATCATTCTAGCAAAAGCAGATGCTCCACCTCTAGAGAACACAGCAGGTCTCCCCTGAGCATCTTTTAATCCTTCTACAGTATATCCACTACCAGTATCTGGGTGATTTACAGAGACAACTTTAGCAGTGCCTGATCCACCACTAGATGGTGGTTCTTCTCCCTCAGATTCAGAAAATGTAGCATGGGGAGTTGCCATATCAGCATTACCAGCAGTATTGAAGATATGATTTCCCAATTTAGTTCTATTGACATTTTGAGATGCATCATTAAATGCTGCACCAGTTCTAAAACCAGTGGATGCCATAATATTGTTAATGTCAGAGGCAGACATGCCCTTTCCTTCTAAGGTAGCACGCATACCTGCTGAATTACGTGCCATCTCTAGAGCTTTTAATGCTTTTTCTCTTTCCTCAGGAGTTAATGCTCTCTTTAATTTACCCTCTCTTACTGGTTGATACTGATTCTCGGCATTGATAATATCCATGATACTACCACTATCTGCCATGAATGTACCAGCACCAACTTTACCACTTTGAACAAGACCTGCTCTGTTCATAACAGACCTTGCAACTGCTGCCATTCCAAGTTCGCCCTCACCACCTGCTTCAGCAATCATCAGGCGCATTAAGTATTCTTCTTCATCACTGGATACACTAACATTACCTGAACCTGATGATTTATCATCATCGCCACCAAGGAAACGCTCTTTGAGTCCGTTAATTCCATCACCAAGTAAATCAGCGGCACCACCAAGAATAGGACCTAATGCTAACTTAAATATTTTAGCAAATGCATCCCATCCTTTATTTTTTTCAAAATATTGCTTTAATCCTAAACTTTGCAATTCAGCAAAGGTACTTTTATTTTTCTTTTGTGCTGCAAGGAAACCCTCTCCCATCATCTCAAAGGTATTTCTACCACGCCTACCTTCCAGTGGGAAAACACCTTCTGCACCTGCTTCACCCATCAGAGCATTAGTAGGTTCTGTAATAATGCCACCTCTTGCAAATGGTGTCATGCCCATATCTCTTGCAGCAAGGGCAGCATCAATACCAATAGAACCTGCAGTACCAATACCTGGGACTGTTGATGCAGCACCAGATGCTAACTCAAGACCAGCACCTACGAAGTCTCCCTCTAATGCTCTCTGTGCTGCGAAAATAGCACCCAAACCTAGACCGACAAGAGGAATCTTCTTACCAGCAGACTTAGCAATAGCACCCGCACCAATCTTAGCAGCACCACCTAGACCTAACTTAGCAGCTGCTTTACCGCCATACTTGCCCGCTGCTTTTGCTGCTGATTTACCGCCATATTTCGCTGCAAGACGTGTTCCTACACGCTGTGCTCCACGCTTACCAACTGCTTTAACGAGTGCTCCAGTGGCAGCTTTGCCGCCAATACCCATGCCAGGACCACCGCCACGTCCTCCACCACCAGCAACACCAGGAAGTCGTGCAAATCTCTCTGCTTTTAAGAATCCAGAAAGATCAGAACCCTTCTCTAGTGATTTTTCCTCTCCTCTAGCAAGTGCTCTATTTGCTAATTTATCTGCATGAGCTTGTTGCTCATTATGCATCGATTGCTGACTTACAGTCTGCTCTTTTGTTAAATCAGCAAGACGAACAATTACTTCAGTATTCTTATTGACAGCAGCGACAATATCAGCACCACTGTCTGGTGTAATAGGAGGTGCTCCTTCTCCAGTTGGAGCAACACCTTTCGCACGAAGATTTGCTCTATAATCTCTTACAATAGTTTTTTGTTCTTCTGCGGACTTACCACTTGCACGCAGTTTTTCAATATCAAGTTCTCCAGTCTTACTGAAGAAATTGCTATCTTTTAGTCCTCCAGTAGGTGCAGATGCAACACCTGGCATATTGGTATATGTACCACCTTTGCCAGCAGTGCCAGGAAGTCTTTTTGGACCACCAGGAGTTTCAACTTTTGCTCCTGTTTTTAAATCAACGTTTGTGGGGTTTTTTTCAATCTCTCCAGTAGCACCTTGTAGCATTTTAGGTGCTTGTCTGCCTGGGAGCATACCACCACCAACAGCAGTATTTTCACCAACACCATATCTACCAGCAACCTCTGTACCACCTCTACCAGATCTATAGGTAGTATCTCTAGGTTTTTTTCCAGTATTGAATCGAATACCCTTAAGATGTTCAGCAATTTTGTTTAGTTGCTTTTCAATCTTATCTTCAAGATATTTTACAATAGGACTTTCGCCCGATACTGGTGTTGGTGTAAGAAAACCGTGTGCCATTACTGCCTTGCTGCTTTTTCTTGTTCTTGTTTAACTTGTTCTAGGTATTGCATGAGGAGACTAGTATAAACCTGTCTCTCCCAAGGCATCATATTTTCAATTTCACTCAAACTATATTTATGGTGCTGCATCAAGGCGAAGTTAGTCTTATAATACCCTTCCATAGACATGTGGAAGAGTGCTATCCGAAAAAATTTGCTAACCCCTGAATGACCATTGTATTCTCAACTCCAGTGTTTGGATTTTTGATTACAATCTCGTGTTTTAGGACTGGTGCAGTTTCAAAGAATTTTTCAACACTTTCAAATTGCTTATTAGTCAATCCTTCGACAAATTGAACAAATTCTTTCTTTGAAGTCGTAGAACTGTCATATACATCCTCTGCGTCAAAAATTTGATCAATGCATTTTGCGATAATAGCAATAACGTCATCACTACTACTACTTTTACCAGCAATAGAGACTTTGACGAATTCCTCAAATGAGGGATATTTCATCATTACGCCCATCGAGTCAGATAGCATAATTTTGTTAGAATGCCCTTCTGGTTTATCAACCTTGACATCTGCCAAATTGAGATTATAACGAACTTGCGTTTCGCCGTCATCTTCACATGTTAGCATCATTTCCACAACTTCGCCAACTGACACAGCACGAATTTGTAGGAAAATATACTCTAGGTCAAAAATCGCCAAATCTTCGAGTTTTACTCTAGACTGGATGCAATTTTTTAACAAAGTTCTTACTGCATCTTCAATCTGCTTATCATCTCCAGATTCGAGTGCAAGCAAAAGAACTTTTTCTTCTTTTACAACAAATGGGCGATATTTGATTTTTTTGCCATTAGAAGGGATTTCCAACTCATAGGTTGGAAGAGCAACTTGTGGTAATGCCATTATGTTTAGACCAGATCATATGTATATTTAGCGCGACTTTTTGACTCCAAATTTAGCGGGAAAAATTTTCCCTGTTTTGCGGAATCGAAAAGTCAATTTTGCTATGCAAATGGAGTTAGACCCAAACCTCGAATGTCATTCTGAACTGTATAGTGCTTAGTATAGGAGAACTGTGCTGTTACCTGAGTGATCTGACTCGATCCAAACTGCAGAGGTATAGCATCAATAGCATATGGATATGCCTCTTCTAAAACATATGTGATAGGAGTTCTTTCAATAGGACTATTACCACCCAAGTCTGTCTTTGAAATTAAGATTGTTCTGGCATATTTGTCCTTAAATTGCAATTTAATATCTCTATTCCTACTCCTAACAGAACTACCCGCATTACCTTGAATAGATCGAAGATCTTGTGCCGCTACTTGATCTCCAACTTCACCAAAAATAAAATCATTCCAGTTTTGTAAGAACTTAAGTGCTGTCATGTTAGCATCACACATGAATCCAATTTGGATCTCTGTAAAGACTCTTGTGTGTGCATAACTTGTTTGTCCGCTACCAACATAGAGTCCATTCTGATTGCCTTGAGCAGTATTAGTGTTAGGAAGTTGCGCTTCGCTACAGAACATTTCAAAGTAATCTTCTTCAACTGGCAGTGCTGCAGGCGGATTGAGAAACTTCACCACAAAGTTATTACTGAACGACATTCCGCCGTTCGCTGCCATTGTTGTTAATAGGCGATTGATTGACACGCTAAATACCTATGTTGGTCCTTCTATATTTATGGCGTACTCTGGGATATACAAACCTACCCATCCTAAGAAGTACCGTGGCAACCCATCAAACATCATCTATAGATCGTTATGGGAACGTAAGTTCATGGTGTTCTGTGATAGTAATCCCTCTATTTTAGAGTGGGGTAGTGAAGAGATTATTATACCATACAGAGCACCTGATGGTAAATTGAGGCGATACTTTCCAGACTTTTATATTAAGGTACGTGAAAAGTCAGGTAAGATCACCAAGTATATCATTGAAGTAAAACCCAAGAAACAAACAAAACCACCGAATGAGAAAAACAAAAAAACTGCTGCCTATCGTAATGCTGCACNNACAAACACAACCACCGAATGACAAAAACAAAAAAACTGCTGCCTATCGTAATGCTGCACTGACTTACGCAAAGAACCAAACTAAGTGGTCTGCTGCGCGAGAGTATTGTGAAGACAGGCAGATGAACTTCTTAATACTTACCGAAGATCACTTAGGAGTCTAGAACAATGGCAACAGGATTCGCCTCAGTCCAGCGCAATGCTGTAAATAAAGATCCAGGATATAAAACACTCTTTGAGAGAGTGAATGCTGCTACAGGAGGAGAGAAGAAGTCCCTCTCATGGTATAGATCAGCAGTCAAGTCCGAAGCAAGTAGATACAAAAAGAACTTTAAAAAGTATATCTTAGATGAACGAGCAGACAGAGTAGGTGCTGCTAAAGAACAAGATGCAAATGAATTAAGAAAATATACAGTAGCAGGTCATCTGTATATGTTTGAGTATAAGGCAAAGATGAGATGGTTGCCTTACTATGACAGATTCCCTTTAGTATATGTAATTAAGTCGAGTAAGTCAGAATTCTGGGGTGCTAACTTACACTACCTATCACCCAAGAAAAGAATTATTGCAACTAGAAAATTAATGCAGGGTAGAATTGACATACCCAAGAAGTGTTTCCATAAATATCTACACCCCCATGTAGATGGACTATATTTGGATCTTGCTGCTAATGAATGGGACACTGCCATTCTCCTACCAACAGCAGATTTTGTGAAAGACCTTAATGGAAATCCATTACACATAGGTCCTGTGATGGCACAAGATACTATCTATCCAGCATTCTTATCTCCTTTAGTTGATGAGGCTGATGCCCTGATGATGGAGGTAAAAGGAAACCTTTACTACGAGCATGGAAGNNCCTTAATGGAATGGTGTTCCCAATCGATCAACAGGTTGTGTGGGACGAGACAGATGATGCTTTTTACGATAAGATCAAAGGTCATAGACTCATCAAAGGTTATGGAACAAAACAGTCAAAAGAGATGTCTAGGTAATGCCAAACTTTAGAGAAAATGCTCAAGATAATTATAATCTACAAAGAGATTATGAGCGCAGAACATTAACAGGTAGGAATGCACAACCACGAAGACCCAAACTCGAACCAACTGATAAGGTTGGCGATTTGAAAACCACTACTGTTCCAAATCGTGGTGGTAATGTAGCATACTGGAGATACAATGGACAAACGTGGTCTAAAATTACAAAGACTCAATATAAAAGTGCTCAATTAGAAGCAAAGAGAACAAGAAAAAACTATGACACTCTAACAGCAGGAGATGTTCCTGCTGATATTTTAAGATACCCAGTAGATGTTGCTCTTAATGTTACTGATTATGTCTTGTTTGAATTCTATGAATATAAACCACCTTTCCAAGGTCTTAACAAAGATGGTGAAAATAATACACAGGGCGGTCTAGCACAGTACAATCAATCTGCTACAGATGCAGCATTCTATGAAAAAACTAGTGGTGTTCCATCAGTAGTCCTTTATATGCCAGAGGATATATCTACTGGATACAAAGCAAACTGGAGCGGTAAATCTTTCAGTAATATCGGTAGAGATATTATGGGTGTTGCGGGAGCTGATTTACAAAATGCTGGAGCAAACATCGGAAGATTAGGTGATACTACTCTTAATCAAATCCTCCCAAATACGGCAACAACTGCGATTGAAAAAGTAGTTAGTAAAATTACTGGAGAATCAATTGATAGAAATGATATTACAGGATCAACCAGAGGTGTCATCCTAAACCCAAATGTTGAACTATTATTTGGTGGTATTGATCTAAGGAACTTCCAATTGAATTTCAAATTGGTTCCAAGGAACCAAGATGAGGCAAGTATGAATAAACAGATTGTAAATTCATTCAGAAAAGCAATGCTACCAAATTTTGCTTTAGGTAATGAATTAAATTTCTCAAGTTCTGATGCTACCGCAAGAAACTACATTAAAGTTCCTAACGTTTGTAAAGTCTCATTTATGCGTGGTGGATCATTAAATACAGATGTAGCACAATATAAAATGTGTGCTATCACTCAGGTAGATGTAAATTATACACCAGATGGAACCTATGCTACCTATGAAGGTGGTGAGATGGTTGCTGTTGGATTATCTCTAAACTTCCAAGAGACAAAACTCATATTCGCAGACGAGGTAGAGCAATACTGATGTACTTTTCACTAGTTCCCAACATCGAGTACGATGAAAAACCAATCAAGTATCCGTTCTCGGAATCTGATTAC